GCGGGGGACGTTGTAAATGCTCCGCCGCCGCAACACGCCTCGCCGCATTCTTGACCATCGTGGGGTTGCTCAGGTTCCTATTCATGGGGATCATGAGCCGATTCCGGGCGAGATTGAATCGCGTCTGACGAAGCCGAAGGACGCGCAGGAGCTTTATCAGGTTTTCGTGGAGGTGCGAGGGTCATCCGATCCCGTGCCGATTTCCCCGAAAATGATCGAGACCGTATGCGACGAGCTTTGTGCCGTCGCAAACAAAGCCATCATCGACGGCGTGAGACGCGAGTGGGCCAATGCCTACGTCGCGCGCGCCGCTTAAGGAGAGCCCAGATGGGTATTACGACATCACAGCCGACACAGAGCGACGGGCCTACCCAGATCGGACGGAATGATCCGGCCGGGCAACAGTGCGGCGCAACCCCGTCCGATTTGTGGGGCTACTTTGGCGCTACGCCGATCGCTCAGCCGTCCGGTCCCGGCCAGAAGGCGGTCACTCGCGGCCTCGCGTGCGGACAGATCGCGACCATCAAGGCTACGTCCCTGACGCCTACTACGGTCGCGGCCAATACGACTGCCGAATATATCTTCACGGCGGTTGTTTCCACGGTCTCGGTCTGGGAAGTCGCAGCCAATGACGTTGTGTTCGTCAACAAGCCTACCTCTCAGGCGGGGCTTGGCATCGGCAATGTCCGTGTGGCTTCCACGAATTCCATCGGGCTCACCTTCTCCAACTATACCGCTGGCACACTGACACCTTCCGCGCAATCCTATGGCTTCGTCGCCATTCGCGGCATGGCCCCTCTGTCGGCAGTTCTCACCCCGGCAGCTGTGCAGCCCAATACGACGGTCGAGCAGCAATTCAATGTTCCGGGACTCCGGACTTCGCTTGTGCAGGCGATCAAACCGACCGCGCAGGCCGGTATCGACATTGTTGGCGTGCGCGCCGTCTCGGCCAACACGCTCGGCATCACGTTCACGAATGCCACGGCTGCGACGGTTACGCCTACGGCGGGCGAGACCTATCTGGTATTCGAGGCGGCCGGACTCGATGCGGTCAACAACGACCTCCTCATCCAGTGGCTTTCGGCCACAACCGTCACGGTCGCGACTTCCTCGATTGCCGAGCAGGGATTTACGGTCACGAACATCGCAACGACCGACATGCTCGTTGGTGTTTCCAAGCCGACCGCTACGGCAACTCTCGGTATCGTAGGCTTCCGTGTATCCACGACCAGCACGATCGGCGTTTCGTTCTACAACGCTTCCGCGACCACCACGGCCACGCCGCCGACGACGGACGTATATACGTTCAATATCGTGCGTCCCAATCCTGCGGCACCGCTTGTTGTCTACAACCAGCTTCTCACGCCGGTTTCGGTCGCAGCCGATACAACGGCGGAGCAGACGTTCACGGTCACAGGTCTGGTTGCAAACTCGGTGGTCTGGGTCAACAAACCTTCGGCTCAGGCGGGACTTGGTATCGCGGGCGTTCGCGTCTCGGGGGTGAATACGCTGGCGATCACTTATGCGAACTCGTCAACTGCTACGATCACGCCCGCCGCCGAAACCTACGTCATCGGCAATTTCCAGTTGCCGCTTGGCGATGCGGGTTCGACTTGGCTACAGACGGCCTCGCTCACCGATCAGAGCCAGTCGATCTTGTCCGATTCAATCCGCTCTGCCCAAGTGAGTCTTGGCTTTATGGCAGGCCAGTGATCGCAGGGGGCTCGTGAGCCCGGACTCCTCTAGGTCCGCTCATTGACGGCTCCGCCGGACGTGTCTTGCCTCACGTCCGGCGGTTGCCTATAAAGGCTACCATGAAGCTCAATGAGGCAAGTCATGGGCGATACGAACTCCCAACTCGCGCGCGCCTTCTATGAGGCGGCAGAGCAATACAGCCAGCCAAAAAAACCTCATCCGATGTTGGAGGGGGTTGACGCTTCGCCACAAGAAAGAATGGCGCGTCAACTGTGCGCCGACGTACTCAAAGCCATTGGCGATGTTTATGCAGCTAATGCGGTGCTGCCGGAATGAGCGAGAATTCCTTTCCGCAGGCCATTGCCAATTTAGCAACATTTCTTCACGTCCATGACGTGAAGTCGGATGACGGCGTAGAAGTGGTATTGCGCTTTCCAAGCCAACAAGAAGCACATCGAATGGACATGTTGCTTCAGCACGAGTTGAGGTATTTTTTTCGGGGCATTACTGCAGAACCCACACGCACTGTTTCCGACCCCGGCAAATTTGTAACCATCATGGGGTTGCGTATTCGATTTGAGTGGAGGGCTTAATGCCCGAACTCCTGATCGGCTGCGGCAACCGTCGCGAAAAGCATATCGCCCTCCAAGACAATCCTTTAGGAGAAGACGGACGGCCCGTCTGGCGTGGGTTGGTCACTCTGGACCACGACCCGGATTGCAAGCCCGACGTGCTTCACGATCTCGAAGACTTTCCTTATCCGTTCGAGGATAACTCGTTTGACGAAATCGCAGCTTATCACTGCCTTGAACACATGGGCCGACAAGGCGATTGGCGATTCTTCTTCGATCAATTCTCCGAATTGTGGCGCATCACCAAGCATGGCGGAGTTCTGTTCGGCATCGTCCCGCACATCAATTCAAAATGGCTCTGGGGCGATCCTTCGCATACACGGGTCATTTCTCAAGAGAGTCTGACGTTTCTCGACCAGCGCAGCTATTGGGCAGTCGGGCAAACAACCATGAGCGACTTTCGTCACTACTACAAAGCCTCATGGGAAATGGGCAAGTGCGAGGTTCAGGGCGAAGAATTCCTGTTTGCTTTGCGATGCAACAAAGACCCGATTCCGGTGCCGGTTATTGTGGCGTCCGGCGATCTTATTGCCGAGCAGACGAAAGAGGGGGCAGTAAATGGTTGATGCGCGCCAAATCGCCGGTAAGCCTCGCATGGTCTGTGTCGCAACCCCCATGTACGAGCACAAGGTCTGCTACGAGTATCACCGCTCCTACATTCAAAGCCTTAGCTTGTGTTCATCGCGCGGCTTCAACATCGGGCACATGGCCGTGGGAGGGGATCAATTCATCGCCAAGGCGAGAAACCGTCTCGTCCGCATGTTCCTGCAAACGTCCGCCGCAACGGACCTGTTTTTCATAGACGACGATGTGGGCTGGCCCCCAGAGGCGTTCCTGAAATTCATCCAGCGGCCCGAGGATGTCCTTTGCGGCATCTATTGCAAGAAGCAGGAAACCTTGGATTGGCCGGTTGAGCTTCTAGGCGACCAGGCGACGGGCGAGCTTACCGAGCGGGACGGCCTTGTGAAGATTCAGGGTGGACCTACAGGGTTCATGCGGATTCGCCGCCATGTGATTGAGACTCTGGCTCGCAACGCTGCCAAGTTCCTCGATCTTGCTCCCGATGGCAGCGACCAGGAATACCCAGAGGTTTTCTACACGGGGACTTTCGAGTTCGGCGACAAGGGTAGACGGTTCCACGGCGAGGATTGGCTGTTCTGTCAGGACGTTCAGAAGGCCGGATTCGAGGTCTGGGCCGATCCCAACATCGAGTTCACCCATCGCGGGCAAAAAGTTTGGAGGGCTACACTGGCGGACAGTCTTGCGATATATAGGGAGAAAGGACGCGCCGCCGCCAAGGAGATCGCCGAACATGGCAACATCGGAGAAACGTTACCCGTTCAGGATGGTCCACCCAGCCTCCAAGATGGCGAAGCCGCAGGAGATTCGGGGAACGGACCCAGTAACGGGGAGACCGTTCAAGGATTACCACTCCAAGCCTGACATTTTTCCCCCTGTGGTCGTGAACAACGCCAATCAGGAAGCCGATCACCGCTCCAAGGGCTATATCGGCGAAGGCGAGCCCGTACCGGACGCCATCGACTATCAGGAGTTTCCCAAGCAACTCTCGCACAAGGAGTTCGAGCCCATCCTTGTGAACGATGCCGGCCAGCAGGCCGACGCGGAAGCCAAGGGGTATTTCGAGCCCGTCTTGCCCGATCCGAGAGGCGCCGCCGACAACCGCGCCGTTCCCTACAATCCGAATCAGAGGATTGAGGAATGGCCCAAGATGGTTGACGGCGTGCTGATGTACGATCCCGAGACTATCGAGGCCGGACCTGTCGAATATCCCAAGGCCGTCACGCCACCGAATGGCGGTGAGCAAGTCATCGTGCAGAATCGCGCGGAGGAAAAGAAGCTTCGTGCAAGCTGGGGCTTAATCACGAAGACGGCTGCGCCCGAAAAGGAAGTGCCTGAAACGACCAAACTCAAATCCGCAGCCCGCTCCGAGAAAATGAAGGCCGCATGGGCCAAGCGCAAGGCGGCAGCGGCACAGGCAGGCGCATGAGTGCGCGTGCTGCACCAATCGAAGAAGCGCCGCTAGAGACATTCTGGCGGCTCGCGAAAGAACTGAGGCACGGCGCTGTCGGTTTTGACGTAAAGCAAAACTGCTTCATCATCTTCCGCGTGCAGGAGGATGGGAAAACGGCAGGCTTCGCTTTACCGGAAGAATTGAACGATATGTTGAAGGCGTTCTTTCTCAAATGACGACGGCTAACGACCTGATTCAGGACGCAATGGAACAAGGACAGTGGTACGCTCCGGGCGAAACCATGTCGTCCGCCGATGCACAGCGCGGATTGACGACCCTCAATGCGATGCTAGACGAATGGTCGAATGAATCGCTCGCGTGTTATTGCAATCTGGAACAATCTGTCACGCTCATTCCAGGCCAAGCGGCTTACACAGTCGGCCCCGGCGGAGATGTCAACGGTCAACGCCCGCTCAACGTCCTTATCGGTCCCGGCGCGGCAAGAATCACCGACACCAACGGCAACCAATACGATGTCGAAGTCATCACGCAGGATCGCTGGAACATCATCGGCGCTCCCTACAGCACATCCGATTATCCCGATACGCTGTTCTATGATGCACAATTTCCGCTCGGCATCATCAACGTGTTCCCCACGCCGAGCATGGCCTACACGCTCACTTGGGATAGCCGTCTGCAACTTTCCGATCTCTCCAATTTGACATCGCCGTTCAGCCTCCCTCCCGGCTACTACAAAGCCATCACGTCATGTTTGGCGCTCGATCTTTTCCCCTACTTTGCAGCAAAAGGCGAACAACCCAGCCAGCTTCTCATCGCCAAGGCTTTCAATGCAAAAGGCGCGGTGAAACGCACCAATATGCGCGAGGTTGTGGCCTACATGGATTCAGCCATTGTCTCGCGCGCGCAGGGGACGTACAACATCAGCTCTGACAGCTATAACAAGGGGGGCAGTTGACCTAAATTGTAGGCGCATGATACAACAATGACCACCAATAGCGGAGGTCAACATGAGCCATTTGATAGATTTGCAGGGTCAAAAGTTCGGTGCATGGACAGTTATCGCCGGGCCCTCTCGCAACACTAATAATCAAACAACGTGGCACTGTCAGTGCGAATGTGGGGCGACTCGCGAAGTTGTTGCACAAACGCTCCGATTAGGTCGCACAAAATCATGTGGGTGTTTGAAGGGTGAGGCCATTGCCAAGGCTAATCGGACTACTGGCAAAGGCCATATAATAAAGAACGCAACACCTGAATTTCGAGCTTGGCGTGGAATGCTGAATCGATGCAGCCCTGATAACCGCTGGATGAAAGTCTCGTATCATGATCGCGGGATTAGAGTATGTGAACGATGGATAGACTCATTCGAGAATTTTTTAGAAGACATGGGACCAATCCCACAAAAGGGATTTTCGCTTGACCGCATCGACAACAATGGCAATTACGAACCGGAGAATTGTCGGTGGACAGATGCAAAAACTCAGGCACTCAATCGAAGGCCTGTCAAAGAGTGGGAACCGCCGGAGCAGAAGTCCGCTCGCATTGCTAATCTTATCAAGAAAAATATATTGCAAGAGCTTGAATGGCTCTCTGAAAGCAATACTCGCAAACGCGTCTCGCGGGACGTTATTCTTATGGCGAAGGGCGAGATTGAACGATTGCGAACGTTACTTCTGAAAATTCGTGACACGGCATTTTCTCCGCAATACGATGATGAAATCTGGATGGATGGTCTAACAAATCTTGGATTGTTTATTGACATGAACTTGGAGCCGAGCTGACCAATGAAAACCCCCATCTTCGGTTTTGACGATCAAAGCCGTGGCCGCACTCTCGCTTATAACCAGTTATTCAATCTGTACGGCGAAATCAGCGAGGACAAAGACGGCGTTGCAATCGGCGCTCTTTACAACACGCCGGGTCTCGATCTTGTCGTCACGGTAGGCAATGGCCCGATCCGTGCGGGCGGCATGGCGTCGATGGCTGGGACCGCATACATCATTTCGGATGTCGAGGTCTATTCGCTGTCGAACACGAGCGTTCAAACCCTCATAGGGTCGCTTCCAAATCCGATCACTACGCCTGTCGATATGATTACCAACGGATCGCAGATGGCGATTTTCGACGGCGTTGGCGGGTATTTGGTGCCGGGAGGGTATCCGCTTACGGGCGGCACTGTCGGTGGCACGATGACAGGCTACGCTGTCGGAGACACCGTAAATCTGATCGCGAGCAATGGAACAACGAATGCGACGGCGCAAATCGAAGTTCTCACCGAAAGCGGCGGTTCCGTCGAGACATTCCAAATTCTGACCGTCAATGGCACGCCTGTTTCCGGTGCCTTCAATCCGAGACCGACTCAATTCTCGCAAGCGTCTACAGACGGAAGCGGAGCGGGGCTCGTCATTACGGCCCCCACATATGGGCCTCTCGCCCCTGTCTACACAATCCCGCTTCCGTTCACGGGTGCGCCCGGATCGGCGACATATCAGGACGGATTTGGCCTTGTGGCCGTGCAAGGTACGCAGGACTTCTACCAGTCGAATCTCTATGACTTGTCAATATGGGACCCGCTGAATTTCGACACGGCCGACGCCAACGACGACAACATAGACGCGCTCTACAGCATCCATCGGGAAATTTGGGTGTTGAAAGATACCGTGATCGAAGTCTGGATCAATGCCGGGCTGGCAGGCTTCACATTTCAAAGGCTGGAAGGCGTGTTTCCGGAAGTGGGAATTTATGCGCCGAACTCGGTCGCCAAGGCCGGTGAAACCCTGATCTGGCTCGCACAGACATCCCAAGGCAACACGGTTTTTGTCAGGAATGAAGGTTATGCGGCGCGGATGATTTCGACATCCTCGCTCAATTACGAGATGCAGGGATATTCGACGACGACAGATGCCATCGCCTATGTGTACCAGCAATCTGGGCATGTGTTTTATGTCTGCACTTTTCCGAGCGCCGGAACGACATGGCAATACGACGTGACGACGAGTGAGCAATTGGGCATTCCGTGCTGGAATAGATTGGCGTCGTTTTCCAATGGGGCATTCTCGCGGCACTGGGGCAACGCGCTTCTCAGCTTCAATGGAATGCTTCTGGTAGGCGACTATCAAAACGGCAACATCTACAATTACGATCCGAACACTTACACGGACAACGGCCAGCCGAGAAAGTGGCTGCGTTCGTGGCGCGCACTCGCGGAGGATCATCTCGACCCGATTAAGATTTCGAGCCTGCAAATCTCCATGGATACGGGCGTCAATGTCCCTGCCGGAACCAATCCGCAATTGGTCCTGCGCTGTTCCAACGATGGAGGGGATACTTGGCCGATCTCCGTCATAGGGGCGGCCGGCAAGCCAGGCGAGACCAGAAAGCGGGTGAAATTCAATCGTTTGGGCTCGACGCGCAGGAATGGGGGGCTGACGCGGCTGTTTGAACTGTCTTCAACCGATCCGTTCGGGGTTGCCATCGTGGGGGCGGAAATCAATGTGTGATCGCGCGCTGGACGAATTGGCGGTCCTGAAGCGGCAGGTGAGCGATTTGGCGGCGGAAGTGAAGGCGATGGGTAAGAGATTGCGCGCGGCGGAGGTCGCCACTGGCAAGCCTGTTGTTCCCCCTCGCCGCCTTCCCGAGTTTGGGCCGCGCTAATGGCCGTTCTAGCAGTTATCCCGAATCAGGCGTCGCCGCTCGTCACCAAGGCGCTCACGGTCACGCAGGCATGGCTGTTGTATTTTCAGGCGCTCGCGACATCGGCGGTGCAGACCGGAACTGTCGTTCAATACGCTGGCATCGTGCCGCCAAACGGGTATTTGGCTTGCAACGGAGCGGCGGTCTCGCGGGCAACGTTCTCGGCACTGAATTCTCTCGCTGCGGCGGTAAACTACGCGGCACCTTGGGGAGCAGGAAACGGGACCATGACCTTTAACGTTCCGAATATCGCTTCTGTTGGCTCGATTGGCTTTGTGATAAAATCGTAATGCATGAGCAAGCCGTTTTTCATCTGCGGACTGCCGCGCTCGAAAACGGCGTGGATGTCTGTCGTCGCGAGCGGGCAACAGTCGCTCTGTCTTCACGAGCCGACCGCTAACGTCGAATCATTCGAGGAATTGACAGCACTGTGGGCCGATGATCGCTTCGAATATATCGGGGTTTCCGACTCGTCCCTTGTCATGCAAATGGGCCGTATTCTGAGCGAGATAGGCCCAAGGACCGTCATCATCGACCGCGACATCGAGGAAGTCGTTCATTCGATCAACTGCTATATCGCCCCGGCAGGATATGAATGGGACTCCCGTGCGCATTGCTTCGCCGCACAGGCGGAGCTCGAAAAATATCGCGGACACCCTCTCGTCTCGTGGGTGGATTACGATGACCTGAAGGACATTGATTTTGTCGAAGCAGTGCTGAAATGGCTCATGCCGACCGCAACGTTCCCGAAGTTGGCCGAACTGATCCACATGAACATACAGGTCGATAGGGACTGGATATTCGAGCGGGTGCAGGGGATGGTCCACAACAACTGGCACCTCGATACGAGCTGGCAGCGCGGAGATCGGGCTTGAAGCACTTCCGGCTTATCTTCGAGGGGATTGATGTTCGGCCCGTTTTGGATCAACTGAATGCTCACCCAGAACTCTGGAATCAGCACGGTCCTCGCAGGACTTATACTGGCACCCCCCATTTGGGCTCTAGTGATATTTGGGTCAGATTCAATGACTACGCGAAACTCGATCCGTCCGATTTTAGCGCGCTGAGCGACGAGCACATTCCTGTCTGGTATTCAGCATGGAAAGTTCTCCCTGCTCTACGCCCGATTGTGTTTGGTCTAATGGCCCACGTTGAAGGAGAGATGCTAGGCGGCGTGCTAATTACAAAGGTGTCACCGCAAGGGTCTATTGCCCCGCATCGGGACGCATCATGGCACGTCGAGTATTATTCGAAATTCTATGTCTTTCTTACAAGCCCTAAAGGCGCGATCTTCGGATGCACACATGAGAACGTTACCGAAGAACTCGCGCCGCGTGTCGGTGAGTGTTATTTCTTCGACAACCGCAAACTTCATTGGGTCGAAAACCGTAGTGACGAGGACCGCCTGACGCTGATAGTGTGCATCCGAACGGATCGTTTCGCGGAGTAAGAGGGATGCCCTTTGCCGTTGCAGCAATCGCCGCCGCTGGAATCGGTGCGGCAGGATCAATCATTGCCGGCAGCGAAGCCGAAAGCGGGGCCAAAAAGGCCGCGAGTACGGCGCTAACCGAACAGCAATTGGAAATCAAGCAGGAGGCCCCCTACACGGCCTTGGGGCAGGCTGCAATTCCATCTCTGGAAGAAGGGTTAGGTATCGGCCCCGGTGCGGGAACGCCCGGCTACGGCTCGCTCATCAAGTCTCCGAGCGTGCAGCAATACCAGCAATCCCCCGGCTATGAGTTTCAGCTTAATCAGGGAATCGGCGCGATTGAAAACAGCGCGTCGGCCACGGGGGGGATTCGAGGCGGCAACACGCTCAAATCGCTCCAAGCCTACGGAACTGGCCTCGCGAACCAAGACTATAACCAGTGGTACACGAACCAACTTGCCACCCAAGCCCAGCAATATGGGATGCTGGCAAACACAGTGAACACGGGTGCGAACGCTGCGTCGAATGTTGGCAGTAACGCAATTAACACCGGTCAAATTGTCGGCAACGCCCAGCAGAACGCAGCCAATGCCGGAGCGAGCGGTATTGCGGGCGCTGCGAACTCAGTCACAAGCGGGATTAACAATTATCTGCAACTACAGTATCTCGCGGCTCTAAGTCCGCAAGGCGGTGGCATCAATCCGGTCAATATCACGCCCGACGTTTACGGCGGCTACTAATGGCCTTCGACGCTGCATCCGAAGTCAATACCTCCGGCATTGATGTCGGCAAGCTGATTTCGCTCGCGCAGTTTTCGCAGCAGATGCAGAGACAGCAAGAGGCGATCAAGAATGAAAATGCCCTGAAGGCATTGTTCATGCAGCCTAACGCTATGGACCCGAATACCGGGATGATAAATCCCAAGGTCGTCCAGCAGGCATTGGCGATTGATCCCGACACTGGCCTCAAGCTTCAGGAGACGAATCTCACGGCGCAACTCAAAGCGGCGGAACTCAAGCACACGGAAACTGAGACGGGCAAAGCGTCTTGGGACTATATGACCACGCTCGCGGGCGCCGCTGTGGATACCTACGATGACGCTATCAAGTCCGGGAAAAATCCGCAAGAGGCCGCTGCTGCGGCGAAAGCATTTAGGGACGGGCAAGCAAAGAATAATGGCGGTGTACTGTCTGATGCTCAGGTAGATCAATTGGAAGGTGCGCCATTCGATTACAATAGTGCCAAGGGACTCGCACGGATGAACAAGGAGTATGTTTCGTCCAAGGGCGAAGCCGAGCGCGAGCGTCACGATGAGACTATGGAAGGTCTGGGGGCGCAACGTCTCAATGTGACCGTTGCGGACCAGCAAGGCTCGAAGTGGCAAATTCTTACTGACCCATCGAAAAAAGATGCACAGGGCAATCCGGTTCAATACCGTTACAATCCTGAAACCACTCAGGCTACTACGCTTGATGGCGCTCCGTTTCAGCCGGGTGGCGCTCAGAAGATCGGTAGTGGCGGTCAAGGTGACGACTTCACCCCACAGATGGGCGATGTCATGGCTGCACTCGCAGAGAAAGGGGTGTCTCTCCCGACAGGAATGCGCTCAAAGGCTCAACAGGTCAAATTGTATGAGGGGCTATTGCGAGACAATCCGGGCAAGTCTCCCGACGAAATCGCCGACATGATTAAGAAGGGGCAAATCGAGTTCGGCGCTCAGAAGAAGGAAACCCAGACTGCGGCGGCCGTGGCCGGTAAGGTCGAGGTGTTTGCCAACGAACTTAAGAAGGACATACCCCTCGTTAGGGCCGCGTCTGCCGACCTACAGCGCAGCAATTTCAAGACGCTCAATGACCTCATTCAAACCGTCGATTCTGAAATCTCAGACCCGAAACTCAAGACCCTTAAGGGTTACATTCGGGCCACGCTCAACGCTTATGATGGACTCTCAGCCCGAGGGGGCACGGATCAGGATAAGCGAGCAGAGAATAGGCAACAATTACTTTCGGCAGAGGGGGACAGGGCAATCAATGCTGCTCTGGATGTGATAGAGAAAGAATCCGAGATCGCGCACGAGTCTTCGGTTGAGGCGACACGGGTTCCTGAACTATCGGAAGACAGCGAGTCCAAATCGGCAAAGGGTACATCCGATATCGCCACACCCACATCCAAAGCCGAATTCGACGCACTTCCTAAAGGCACGAGGTATCGCCAGCCCGGCGATCCGAAAGATGCATTCCGAGTGAAGGGAACGCTTGGCCAATGAGCGATCAGAATTGGGGTAACGATCCTCTACAAAAGGTCGACGAACAATCGTGGGGTAACGATCCTCTAGTCAAGCCCAAAGGCCCCGTCAGCAAGCAGATTGCGAAGGCTTCCCAGCCTGCGTCGTTCATGGACCGTCTCAAGGACGCTGTTTACACCAAGCCCACAGATACGACTATGGCTCAGCGCGCGACCGATTACGCCAAGATGGTCTTGGTCCCTCTCGGCGGCGCAGGCGTCGATTGGGGCGATGTGGCTTCCGAAACCGGCAAGGAATTCATGCGGAATGCGACCCAGCTTCGCAAGGATGTCCTCCCGCAGAACAAGGAAGAATTGCTGGACGCAACTTCTATTGGATTGCCCGGCATCAAGCCTGCCTTGGATGCGGTCGGCATGGCGATGTCTCCCGTTGTCGGTTTGGCAACATCTGCCGTAGGAGCGCCGCTTGAGCGCATGACTGGCGTAAGAAAGGAAGTGACCGGAAACGCCCTTGCCATGCTGATGCCGGGAATGGGTGAAGCGAAAGCCGTCAAGGGTGTGGAGGATGCTGCAAAGGGTGTAGAGGGCTTGCGGTCTGCCGATCAGGCGACAAAAGCAGCGCACGTTACCGCAGCGATCAAGGCTGCGAAGCCAGACGCGGAAGTCACAGGCGAGATCGGAGACCTCAATCATCGGGCCAAGGTTGATCGGTTGCGTGCTGAAGGCGTCAAGCCTACGGCTGGGCAGATCGTCGGCGGTCGTGTCAGGCGGTTTGAGGAAGCCTACAAAAGCGATCCGCTTGTCGGGCATGCCATTCGCGGCCATGAAACAACGGCGCTCGAAACCTACAATCGGGCTCTTTACAATCGCGTCCTGAAGCCGATTGGCGCGAAAGTCAGTCCGACCATCCAAACTGACAGAACGGCCGTCAAAGCTATAGGCGACAGAATTTCGCAGGAATACGAAAAGCTGAAGCCTCAAATGCGAATCGTCATGGATGACGACGTTATTGACGGTATCAAACAGATCAAAAACAAGGTAACCGAACTACCGCCTGCACAGCAGTCTCAATTCGAGGCGATTTTGAGCAATCGCTTGGTCCATCGCGTCGGGTATGGAGGCGAGGGAACGGGCGAGGAATTCAAACTCATCGAAAGCGATCTGACCAGAGAGGCGCGCGATTATAAAAGCTCGCCTGATCCTGTGATGCGTAAGCTGGGTGATGCACTGGAGGACGTGACCGGAGTACTCAGGGAGAACGTTGAGAAATATAGCGCTCCCGGCATACGCCAACAGCTAAAGAAAACGAATGAATCATGGTCGCTTCTCACTCGCCTTGAGGATGCGGCGCAGGCCCGTAAGGGGTCTGGTGGCCTTGTCACGCCGGGCGATCTTCTCGGGTCTGTTCGCAAGATGGATCGTACTGTGCGTCATCGCTCCTTCGCCAGAGGCGATGCCATGTTGCAGCAATTCGCGGAAGATGGCGCGGACGTGCTGGGAAACAAACTTCCCGACAGCGGAACAACCGAGCGCGCCTCCACCATACATCACGGATTGCTCACGTCCATTGCCGGTGCGTTCAGCAATCCTGCCGCATCGGCAGGCATGAGGCTTTTGCGAGATTTTGCCGAAAGTGCGCCGCGCACGCGAGAGGTATTGGGGGGAGCCAAGCAACAAAGCAATACGCTTCCCATGCTAATGCGTGCCGCGCCTCGCGTGAACGCGCTCCGCTATCTTTCTCAACAGCCGCAGCAGCAATAACACGGCACTCGCTATGCCGAACGCTACCGTCTTTTGGAGATGAAAGTCGTCCAATGAATGTCCTTTGCATTGATACCGAAAATCAGATGCTCGACTTTGTGCTTCGATGCACCGAAGCGGACCATTCAGTCCGTTGGTGGATGGACGCGAAGGATGACAGGGCTGGCGAAGGCTTCAATGGTTTTATAAAAATAAATGAGTGGCGCTCGTCAATGGGGTGGGCGCGAAATGGTCTCATCATCACGTCCGGCAACTGTAAGTTCATGCGGGAGTTCGACCGCTTCCGTGAACTGGGCTTCAAAATCTTCGGGCCTACTTATCGCAGCGCGCAGCTTGAAATCGAACGCGGTGTCGGCATGGAGGCAATGCAGGCGGCTGGTATCGAGGTTCCGCACTACGAGACATTCGACAGCCTGGAAGCGGCTTCCAAGTTCGCCCGCAAGTCGGACACTTGCTATGTGTTCAAACCTCTCGGCAGCCACGACGACAAATCTCTGACCTTCGTATCCTGCGATCCTGCCGAAATGGTCGGGTGGATTGACCGTCAGATCAAGCGCGGCATGAAGCTAAACGGTCAGTGCATGTTGCAGGAAAAAATCGACATGTGCTGCGAAATCGGCATAGCTGGGTGGTTCGGGCCACAGGGATTTCTTCCGGGCAAGTACGAAATCTCATTCGAGCATAAGAAACTTTGCAATGATGAGAAAGGCCCTAACACGGGCGAAATGGTTTCGGTCTGCAAGCGCGTGGAAACTGACCCGCTCGTGAGCGAACTGCTCTTGCCGTTCGAGAATTATCTTCTCAAGGCTGGTCACACGGGAGACTTTTGCGTCGGTGCGATGATCGACAAGAAGGGAAAGGCTTGGCCACTGGAAACAACGGTGAGATGCGGTTGGCCTGCATTTTTCGTCCAAATGGCATGCGTTAAAGGCGATCCGGTCAAGTGGATGCGCGATTTGCTCGATGGCGAAGACACTCTGAAAATGAAAACCGATGTTGCAATCGGCGTTGTGATGGCGCAACCGAAATTTCCCTACAATTGCTCGAAGCCGGAAGATGTTGAAGGCAATCCCATTGCTGGCCTAGATGACGAAGACGATGCGTTCCACCCAATCGGCGTGATGCTGGGGAGGGGACCAAAAATGGTAGACGGCAACGTTACTGATGCGATCATTCCACAAACGACCGGCGAGTACGTTGTTTGCGTGACGGGATTAGGCGAAACGGTTTCGGATGCGAAAAAAACCGTGTACAAGAGCGTCGATAAGATAAAATTTCCCGATGCGATCTTTCGCACAGATGGAGGCGATAAAGTGATTAAGGCGCTGCCGAAATTACATGAGTTCGGCTATGCGCTGGAGATTGAGCCGTGACCGTACTTCTCACCCCCACTCCACGGCAATTGTTCCTGAATCCATCAACGGGTCTCCCGTATGTAGGGGGATTGGTTTTCCAATACGCTGCCGGAACGACGACGAAGATCGATACCTACACGGATTCGACGGGCGACACCCCTAATACCAACCCAATCGTGCTCGATGCTCTAGGCGAGGCCGATATTTGGCTGACGCCGAGCATAGGTTACAAGTTTGTTTTCGCCCCTAGCACCGACACAGACCCGCCTACCGATCCGATCTGGACCGTCGATAATATCTTCGGCTCCCCGCTTACAGGCCAAGTCGCGCCGTGGGCGATTGCGACCGGATCGGCCGATGCGATCACGGCAACGTATTCTCCGCCCAATACGTCTCTGCCAGACGGGTTGCTTTTGGGGTTCCGCGCGTCGGCTCCAAATCTCACGACGACTCCGACATTCGCCCCAGACGGCCAAGCGCCATACGTCATCGTTCAGCGTGGCGGTGCCCCCGTTGGGGCAAACGCCATAGCCGCGCAAAATGCCGAGTGCCTTGTGCGGTTCAACAAAGCGAATTCCTATTGGGAATTTTTGAACCCGAATCTGACCAACACGTCCACGCCGCAAGCTTCGATTGTGTCCGCTACGACCACGGATATTGGTTCGACGAGCTCAACAAACGTCCTGATTACCGGCACGACAACCATTACGGGGCTAGGGTCCAGCGCAAGTCTCACCAATCCACTTTACAATGTCGAGTTCAACGGAAGCCTGACGCTTACCTACAATGCCTCGTCGCTGATTCTGCCGGGCAGTCAAAACATCATCACGCAGAATGGAGATTGCGGACTTTTCGAATATCGCGGGTCCGGAAACTGGCAATGTCTGCAATTGCTTCGCGCCAATGGACAATCTCTCTCCATGGCTGGCGGAACGAAGTCGATTGCCTCCGCGACGACAACCAATATCGGGTCTACTGCCTCTAACTCGGTTTTGATTACCGGAACGACGACGATAACCGGCTTTGGATCGTCTGCATCTCTCGCCAACCCGATTTATTTCCTGCGCTTCAATGGCGCACTCACGCTCACATATAATTCTTCGTCTTTGATACTCCCCGGCGCTGCTAATATCACGACGGCGGCAGGCGACACAGCGACGGCAGAATATCTTGGCTCCGGCAATTGGCAGGTTCTGAGTTACAATCCGGCGAATGGATACTCTGTAGTAGGAGGCGTCCTGCAATCGGGCGTCGCCAGCAGTCCTGTTTCGGGCGTCCAAATTGATTTCAATGCCGCCGTTCTAGCCTGCTCGGTTGTGAAGATTTCCTTCTACAATATTTCCCTCAGCAACAACAATGTTGTGTTGGGTGGCAAGGTGAGGGTAGCTGGGAGTGATATTTCTAGTGGCTATAATTGGGTTCTTAATACCACGTATACGAGCTCTGGACCCACAGGGAGTTCTAATACCAGCGACAATTCCTTCCATATTGCTGCCGCCGCAGCAAGCTATAGCACTTCTGGGTTCAGCTACATTGAATTGGTTCTCTGGCCGAATGCGGGAGGTGTGGGAACTGCACAATTTATGGGGACGCTGTTTCAGGAGTCCGCAGGAAATACGATGTGGGTGAGCGGAAGCATGTTTGTGGGTAGTCTGGGAGCGGCACCGACGGGCATCACGCTATTGCCATCGGCAGGGACAATCGAACTAGCGTACAAGATCACGGGATACTAGGGAGCGTAGAATGAGAAAAATTGCTTTTATGTTGCTGGCATTGGCCTTGATGTCCGGTGCTGCCTTTGCTCAATCTGCCGTGCAGCCCTATGTCGTTAACGGCACCGATTCGAACGGCGTCTCTACGACTTGTCCGGTTGGGTCTGTTGCAGGCATAGCGTGCCCGATGCCAGTCACGGTAACAGGTGGTACAGGCTCAACCGTTACGGCAAATCAGGGCACAAAAAACTCTGGGGGCGCCGCTGGATGGTGGGCTCAGATCGAAGCTGGCGCGGTCGCTCTGACTTCGACTCTCGTTGGATCATCGCAGGCTCTTGATTCGAATGTCGTGCAAAGCGCGCTTCCGACCGGCGCGTCAACGTCTGCCAACCAAAGCGTCGGAACGTCAGGCACTCCATCTTCTGTTGTAGAAACTGTGCAGGGCGCGCCTAGCATGACACCAGTTTCTATCAGCATAAATGGTGCTACAGATGGAGTTGTTTGTACGGGCTCAGTAACGTCTGCCACGCAGATTTCATTCTCTGGAGCAGCCGCGTGTCCGAGTTCGACGGCTATCAGCACAGTCGGCTATACCTATATGGAAGTGGTATTTACTTCCGTAGGCTCTGGCAACCAATTTCAGGTGCGGGAGGCGAGCGATGGGACAAATTACGTCGCCATGCCTGCGGCAGCCATAAATACTGCGGGCAATCCGGCAAACATAACGTATCCGCTAACTGTCAATGTTCCGTATTGCACACCCATCATCGGAACTTCTGCTCAAATTAACATTTCAACATATAGCTCTGGAACAGTAACGGCCTACGTAACATTAAAAAATGTCGGAAGCTGTTCTGCGTTCAATCAAACTGGCGTTGTGGTTGGTATCACCCAAAGCGGCAATGCGGACAGCGGCGCGCCCGTCAAGACTGGCGGCGTTTACACAACGGGGCCGTCCGCCGTTACTACTGGTCAGCGTGTTAACACTTGGGCCGATCAGTTTGGTGACAATGGCTTATCCCCTCAATGTGGCGGTTGCGTACCGGAGACAGCGAGTGCTACCGGAACGACCGGAGCTACGACCGCAACATTAGCTGCCGCCAGTGGTAAAACCACCTTCATTTGTGGATTCTCAATCCGAGCAAATGCGACCGCAGCAGGAACTGGCAATGCAACAGTGACAGGCACTATCACTGGCACGTTGAATTTCACGCAGTGGTCAGCGCCGCTTGCTACTGGACTTGGCATTACCGAAGAAAATTTCTCCGCACGCTGCATTCCAGCAAGCGGAACTAATCAGCCAATAGCGGTTGTGAGTGCCGCTCCGGGAACTGGAGGAACCGTATCTGTAACCGCGTGGGGTTTCCAGCAGTAAGTGATATGGCCCTTCAAGACGCAAACTATGAATATGCGCTTACATGCAACCACTACATCACGCAACAGATAATGACTGACGTGAAATGACAACTCCCGGCGGCACCTACGCAGACCTCTCGACGGGCATCGTCTACCAGATGCTTCCGAATGGAAGCCGCGTTGCTACGCATGTTTCGCTGGCCGCTTCGGCTTCTTTCTCGGTCGGTGACGCTTCTGCTGCTGCCAATGGGCTGCCGTTCCATTGGGATACGTCTGTCACGCTGGCAGCGAACTACACGATGACATGCGCGAAGGTCGTCCACGAAAGCGGTCAAATCACGCTCAACGGTTACGAACTCACCAACATCCCCGTCGATTTTACCGCATCGGATTACGCACACATCTTCAACATAGGAACCGGCGCAGTCGTCTACCAGCAATGGCAGGCTGGGATGACGGTTGGAACGAACGAAGGTGTCGGCGTCGCTGGAGGCAATGCGTATATCTGCACGGCGGGCAGCGGTACTACTGCTGTCGCCCCGATGGGGACCGGCACCTTCGTCGATGGCGGCATTACATGGACCTATATCGCACCTTATTCCGGCACCGCGATCTTCGCCGGAGCGACAAGAGTTTGCCCGACATGGTGGGGTGCAATCTGGACCGGATCGACAGCACCCAGCGATGAATTGCAGACCCGGCTCGCCATGCAGGCCATGGAGGCGTCC